TTTACGATTTTTTGTCGTATTTTGTTTAATTGGTTTTCATTATACAGTTATATTATATAATTACAATAATATATTTATATAATTAAAAAAAATATCAAAATCAAATTTGAAAAAAAAATTTTCACTAACTAGATTTTCAAACAACTTGTAAATATTCCAAAAAAACACAAAAAACAAAAAAATTCACAGAAAAGCCTTGACATAACCAAAAATTGGTGATAATATTAAAGCAGACAAGGAGGAAAACAGTATGAAAAAGTTAAAAAGTTTTATAGCTAAATATAAAATGATAATACTATTTATATTAGCTACATACGCACTATTATTCATAGATTGTTTACTACATAGATAATAATTATTTAGGGTTTGCCTGTTCCCTAAAAATAGGCACAATATAATTAGATTGGGGATAATTAAAATGAAAACAAAAACAACTAAAAAGGAAATTATTAAAAACTATAAAAATGTGATAAGTGTGGGCTATTGCTCTGCATGGTATTTATTGAAAGGACAAGAAGCAAGATATTATACTAAAGGTGTCTATGGATGGAATGCCGACATCTACCAAGTTAACTATAATACTGTAATTGTGACAGGTTATAGACCATTTGGTGAATATTCTGCAGTGGGTGTTGTAGATAAATATAATGAAAAAGCAAAAAACATATATAATAGTGATTTAGCATATGATAAAAAGATTGTTAAAATTAATAAGTTATTAGATAACTTTATCAATGAAGTTTTAGGAAAGTAAATTAAAAATATTATAATTAGATAGGAGAAGATAAAAGATGACAAAACAAGAATTTATTAAAAAGTTAATATTAACTAGATTAGAATTGGAAAGAGTAAGGGTTTTACAAAACTCAATAGAAAATAGAAAGGGGCTAAAATAATATGAAAAAGTATAATTATTTAGAAGCAGTCAAAGAAGATATCAAAAACTACATGGAAGAAAACAATATTACAGAAGTAACCGATGATTTATATGATACTTTATTTAATGAAGACAGTATTACCGGTAACATGAGTGGTTCTTATACACTTAACACATGGGAAGCAGAGCAAAACTTGTGTCACAACATGGACTTATTAAAAGAGGCTTGCGATGAGTTTGGGGCTGATTATGAGCTTGATAACCCTGAAGCTTGCGATGTTACTATTAGATGCTATATTTTAGGGCAAGTACTAGAAGAAATAAAAAAGGGGATGAACTAATTATGTATGAATTATATTCAGTTTATGACAATAGAAAGAGTTTTTATGGAAAAGCACAAATTAAATTAATTGATGGCGTTAATGTTACTAAAGAACTATATAGTTATGATACTTTAGTGGCTCGTGTTAAACACACTATAGATGATAAAACTATATTTACATATAATGGTTACTTTTCACAAACTACAACGAGACATCAAAAAGAGTTCTTTTTTCAAGAGGGTTTGCATCAAAAAGACTGGGAGTTATTAAAGAAAAAAGGGACAATCACATATAAAGATAACGGAGGTTTAGAATATGAAAAATAAAATATTAGAAGATTTAAAACAATATTGTATTAATTATATAAAAAACAATATGGCGAAAAAAATGAATATATAAAAAAGACTAGAATAACAAAAAATGGCTTGTTTATATATGGACATGATGTATATGCTCCAGCAATTAATGAAACTTACACGATTTATACATTTATAAATTTTTATGATGTTAACAATTTTGATTTTATAAATAGTATGCTAGATAATTTTATCCTAGATTGTAAAAGATTAAAAGAAGCTTATTAATAAGGAGTCAAAAAAATGAATTTTAAAGAATTTCAAGAAAATTTTAATGAATATATGTTTTATTTATCTATAATGTTATATGATAAATACTTAAAAGATAAAAACATTTTGCTAGATATATATTATTCTAAAGTTTATGAAATATGTGTTGATTACTTAAATTATGACAACACCAAGAAAACACTAATTGAAAGTATTAATGATTATATAAATACTAGAAATGATTATATTTTAAATTTATTAAATGAATGTGTGGAGGTGTAAAAATGAATTTTAAAGAATATGATAAGATAATAAAAGAACATAAGTTTGACATGTTATTTATGATTATTTACTATAATTTACAATGCAACGAAGATTTCAAAAACTTAAAAGAAAAAGAGATGGAAAGGCTAATCTGTTTTATACATGACGCATACTTAAAAGACAATAACAATACCGATTTAGGTTATATCTGTGACAAGGCTTTAGAACATAAAGAGCAAATACTAACTAATAAAATATCAATATCGGAATTTTTAACAGGTTGGTTGTTTATTTAGAAAGGTGGTATAATTAAAATGATTTATAGAAATGATAAAATTATAGAAAGAGATAATTATGTTATAGGAACAATAAAAGACCTAAAAACATATTTTAGATATCAAATAGCAAGTAAGTGTATGACTGGAGAAGAAGAACAAGAGGGCTTTACTAATGAAGTACGTGAAATATGTGACTTATTAGACACTTTAGAAGAAGATTTACAACTTTATCCCGATTATACAACTATGAAAGTATCTAAAATGGAAATGGGTAATTTTGTGACAGAAAGAGAGGTCTAAAAAATGATATTAGATGAAAAACAGATTGAGTTATTAGATGATATTTTGTTCTATTTGGGTTGTCTTGAAGGAGAAAAAGCAAAAGAACTAAATAATAGACTTTATCATGAGATACTAGAAAAAAGAGGAAAATCTGAAAATACAAAGGAATTTCTTGTTAAAAAATATGGGGAACGCATCCTTAAATATAAAGCAGTTGATTATATCTGTTATATTTTAGATAACTGCTTCAATGGTAATAAAATAAAAATGAGAGATATACAAGAAGAAGTTGCAACACATTTTCAAACTACAGCATATGGTGTTGAAAGAGCTATAAGATATTTTAGAATTAGTATCATTAATGATATTTCACGTTCAAATAAAGCCTTTATATTTAAAGTGGCTTTTGAATATGAAAAAGAAAGGAGTTTATAAGTATGAAAGTTAAAACAGTTTATGTAGTTATGTCAGTATTTAATAATTTTGAAGATTGGAGTATGAATTATGCAGACATTGATAGTGTCTTCACAAACTTACATAGTGCCGAGGAGCAAGCCTTAAACGTTTGTTTAGACCTAATACATGACGACATGGAGGTTATCTATACTGAAAGTCATAAAACAACACATAACAGCATTACACAAGAAATTAGATATCAACTTAATAGATTTGGTTATGTTGATTTAAAACAAAAAGTTGGCGATGGAGAGACACGTGTTTATGTGATTGAAAAGGTTGTGTTATAATGTATGAGGTAGGGCTTTTAAACAATAAAACTAAAAAAGAGTTTACAAAGGTATTTGATAGTGAGAAAACCCTGAAAAGGTTTTTGATAAAGGTTCAAAAAGGTAAAAGTTTAACAGTATTACATATAATAAATAATAGTTATCTTTTTGACTAGAAAGTGAGGTGTACTATGAAGCATTACTTTTATAAAAATGATTTATATACTATAGTTATTAACTTTAGTGAAGAAGTAGAACAAAAGACTTTTCAAGATTTAATTAAAAAATTAGAAAAGGAATATGGAAAAAACTTCTCAAAAGAACGTTTAAAGGTAGAACTTGACACTTTAAATGTAAACTACACAATTTCTAGTCTACTTTAGTTTGATTTATAGGAAAATGTGTGATATTATGAAAAAGATAGGAGGTGTTTTTGAATGAAAACTATGGACAGCATGGGACGTTTAACTATCCCAAAAGATATAAGAGAACGTTTAAATATGCAAGATGGGTGTGACTTTAACATTATTACAGATGGGGAAACTATCAAGTTAATACCAGCAATCACAAAACATCAAATTGATGATGCTGATATGATAGCCTTAAGAAAATTATTTATAATGTTAAAAAGCACTGGTATTTTAGATAGTTATTATACAAAATTAATGGCTAAAATAACTAAACAAAGTGAAAACAAATGTTACAAATGTGGGGAAAATTTATTTTTAGCCTCAGATGATACATTCAAATGCTATAATTGTGATTAGGAGATGATAATATGTTATATGATTTACTATACCCTTATCAAAAGAAAACAGTTGATGAGTTAAAAGATTTAGATAGTTGTGCATTGTTTTATGATGTAGGTTGTGGAAAATCTATAACATCATTAGCAATGTATGAACAAAAAGTTTTACAAAAGAAATGTAACAAGTTACTTATAGTTTGTTTATGTGCAAAATTGCAAGAATGGAAAGAAGATTGTGAGAAATGGTTTCCCTTTAGTAAAACAATTATTCTTGATGGTAAAAAGAAAACCAAACAAATGTTTGATAGGGGAGAATATGATATTGCAATTATAAACTTTGAGAGAACTTGGAGAAATAATGATTTGTTCATGTTAGATAAGAACTTCTATATTATCATAGATGAGTCACATAGAATAAAAGAAAGTACAACAAAAGTAGGGAAGTTCATGAAACAACTTGGAATGTTAACTCCCTACAAATGTATTTTAACCGCTACCCCTATGGGGAATGGTTATATTGACCTTTATAATCAATTATACTTTTTAGGACTTATGGACATGAGTTTGGAACTGTTTAAAGAAAAGTTTTGTTATGAACAACTTGTATTCTTTCCAGGTATGAAGCCATTTAAAAAGATAGTAGGTTATAAAAATACTGATTATCTTGATTTACTTGTAAATAAATATGCTAGATATTATGAAAGAAAGATTGATGATAGCCTTGTTCCTAGTGAGATAGTTGTTCCATTTGAACTTGATAAAAACTACAGTAGAATAGCACGAGAACGTGTATATGAGGACATTGTACTTAATAAGGTAAGTTCTAAAAGAATAGGTTTAAAATCATTATGTAGTGGTACTCTAATAGGTAAAGCCCTTTTAGGGAATGGAGAAGAGGCTAAAAGAGAATATCAACTTAATACTGATAAGTTGGACTGGGTTAAGACTTTCCTAGAAGATTTTAAGGAGAGAGTTGTTATATTTTATATGTATGACCACCAAAGAGACCAACTTTATAACATGATAACAAAAATGAAAAGACCTTGTGCACGTTATTGCTCTGCTTTTAAAGAAGAAGAGGTATTTAACAATAATGATAATGCAGTTGTATTAGTACAATATAAAAGTGGTTCTACAGGGATTGATTGGTTAAAACAAGCATATGTTTCTATATTCTATTGTTTGCCTGATTCTTATATAGAATTCTACCAAGCAAAAGGAAGACTTAATCGTGTAGGACAAACTAAAAAACCTATATACTATTTACTTGTAACAAAGGGCAAACAGAGTGCAGATTATATAAATTATTTAGCATTGAAGAGTAATCAAGATTTTAATGATGAGTGGTTTTCTCAAAATTTTGAAGAGGTGTAATTATGAATGATGAGATTTGGAAAGAATGTATATTTGATTTTAGAGAAATACCTACAAAGTGTGATGTTTGTGGTAGTGACAAAGTAAGATATACAAGTAATGCTGAAATATACCATGGCAAGCAATATGGAAATGGTTATTGCTATTTGTGTGATAATTGTGGTGCTAGTGTTGGTGTTCATAATACTAAAAGCAAAAAACCTTTAGGAAGATTAGCGACTGATGATATGAAAAAGTTAAAAATGGAATGTCATCGAAAATTTGACCCATTATGGAAAAAGTATAACTTTAAAAGAACTGATTGCTATGGTTATTTAGCATATAAATTAGGATTGCATTTAAGGGAAACGCATTTTGGCTGGTTTGATATTGAATATCTTAATAAATCGTTGGAAATATTAAATAACATTGATTTTAAAGATATGTGGAAATATATAAAGGGGCGACAAAATAAATGACAAAACGTAAGTATTGCAAGGGGGTTAGAGTTGTAAATATTGCAGAATTAAGTAATTACAAAGGTTTTATCTATATTAATGATAAAATCTGGCACTATGGTTGGTGGAGTAATCTGCAGTACAGTCAACTTGATAGGTATATAAAAAGAAATATGGTATACTATGCCAACAAAATAGGAGGGTAAAAATGGAGATTAAAAAAGAAAATGGTAAATATTATGTCAATGGATTAGACTTGCAAGAAATACTTTCTAATAGAAAACACATAACAAGTTATGTAAACAATCAAATAATTATTGTTAGAAGAATGCTAGCTGATAACAAATATAATCAAAGTACAATAATAACTTTGAAAACAAGATTAAAAACTCTTGAAGATGTTAAAAAGGAGTTAGCTTTAAGAAAGTAGGAGAAAGGAAAATAAAGAATGAGAATAAAAGATTTTGAAGAATTAAAGAAAAAGCATACAAGTTTAAAAATTAAATGTTTATATGTAAATGGTCTTATAAAATTAACTGATAAACAATTAGATAGTTTGTTAGAAAAGAGGTAATAATTATGTTTAAATGTGAAGAGTGTCATAATTGTTATGATGAAGAAGATTTAAATCAAAAAACAATATGCTTTGAAGAAGAATTCGGAGTTAGTGATTTATTTAATACTAGAACAAACACAAAAGTTGATTGTTGCCCTAATTGTGGGAGTATAAATTTAACAGAATTAGAACAATGTGATTGTTGTGAAGAATGGTTTGAAGAATTAAATGATACTGAAGGTTTAGTAAACGGAGATATAGGTTATGTATGTGACCAGTGTTTAAAAGATAGTGATTGTTATTTAGAGGAGAAATGATTATGGAATATCCTTACAAAAAAGATTGGTGGGAAACTAAAGACCATAAAAAAATTAAAATAAGTGATATGAAAATTTCACATATAGAAAATACAATTAAATATTTACAAAGACATGAAGATTTTTATGATGAATGTTTTGGAGATAATTGGTTTGGGTATGAGTATGAAGATAATTCAGAGTTAGTTGACAAGAAAATAGAAGAATTACAATACGAATTAGATAAAAGAAAGGAGAAAGGAGAAAGGAGAAATAAGAATATGAATAATGAAAGAATATTATATTATTTAGGAATATTAGAAAACGGAGCATTAAATTATTATCAAACAGTAGAAACAATAAGAATAGCAAGTCAAAGCATTCAAAATTATATAGAACAATTAGAACAACAATGTAAAAAGCAAAAAGAAGTTATTGATAAAATATTCAGTAGAATAACACTTTTAAAAATGGAAGATATAAGTATAGAATTTAATAAAGTTTTAGATGAATTATTAGATATTTTAAAAGAGGTATCAGAATGAATGTAAAAGAGGTATTAGGTGCATTTTTATTAGTTAATAATCCTATTGTATTGAGTGAAGAAGAAACAAAAGATGTTCAAAAAGCGATTAAACAATTGCAACAAGAAAACAAAATCTTAAAAGAAAATGCAGAAAATAATGACAAAGTAGTTGATAAAGTTAATTGGGAAAATATGTTGTTAAAAAAGGAAAATAAAGAATTAAAAGATTTAATTGATACTATATTAAACTTTTCGTTTTTTAAAGAAGAATGTCCTTTGAATTTTGGATTTGAGAATAGTACTAATGAAGATAAATCACAAAGTATTTTTTATGAAGATGAGTGGTGTGAGAATAATTGCAATGATAATTACAAAGATTGTTGGTTAAAATATTTTAAAAAATTGCAAGAACTAGAAGAAAGTGATAGTAATGAGTAGAGTACATTTAAGAATGATAAGACCTATAAAACAATTTGTAAAATATTATACAAAACTATTAAATCTTATTGATGAAATAGAAATGTATCCACCTAATGATGAATTACAAAAAGATTTATATATTGCAAGATTAAAAACAACATTTAATGATGCTTTAATACAATTTAATAATATAAAAAACACGCAAATAGAATTGTTAGAGAAAGTAGAGAGTGATGAGTAAATGAATATTGAAGAAAGTATACAACAAATTAATGAATTAATAGAAGCTTGGGAATTAAATGAAGCTTGTTTAAATCAGACTGATATAGATGCCATTAAATGTTTATTGAAACAAAATAAAGAATTAAAACAAAAATATCTAAACGCAGTATCAGATTATGAAACTACAATGGCTGAAAAAGAACAATTAAAGAAAAAACTTCAAGAAAACACTGAAACTTTATTAGGTAGAATATTAGAGTTAAGAGGACAACAAAAAGAGTTTATAAATTATTTAAAAAATGAAAAAGATAGACTAGCAAAAGAATGTAGTCAATTATATGAAGATAGTTTAGGTAAAACAAGACTTGTAAATGAAGATATATTCAATGCAATAAATGATGTTTTACAAAAATACAAAGATATAATAGGAGATGATAAATAATGAATATAGACTTTGAAACAATTATGAAAAAGCAAATAGAACAAATTGCTAATGATGAAATTGAAAAAATGATTAGAGAAAAAGTTAATCAATTCAATAGAGAATTGTTGTCTAAAAAGGATAACTATATAGCAGAGTTAATGAAGAGTATTAGGATATTTAGTGAACAACAAACAATAGACCATATTCCTAGATATTTAATAACTGTTGAAAATACATATAAAATTGAAAATTAGGAGGCAAATAATGAAATTAGAAATTGGAATGTATGTAAGGCTAGTAAATGATGTTGAAGATATAGTTATTATAAATAAAATTGCAAATGTATTTGAAAATTCTATATTAACTGAAAATGATGGCAGTATCTATCAAGGAGAATATACAAAAGAAAATGTAATTAAAGCCAGTTATAACATAATTGATTTAATTGAAGTAGGAGATTTTGTTAATGGGTTAAAAGTTACTTTGATAAATGAACCTTCAATGGCTAATTGTTATAAAAGAATTGTATATGCAGAAGATAGAAAAGGTTATTTAATTGAAACTTTTACTGAAAAAGATATTAAATCAATAGTAACACACGAGCAAATGGAACAAATGGCATATAAGGTAGGTGATGAATGATGCAATTATGGAAAGATATACCAAATTTCGAAGGTTTATATCAAGCAAATATAAATGGAGAAATAAGAAGTTTGGACCATATAAGAAAAAATGGAACTAACGAATATATACAAAAAGGTAAAATATTAAAATTCAATAAAAATAATAGCGGATATTTACAAGTAAGATTATCTAAAAATGGTATTTCTAAAACATATAGAGTTAATAGATTAATAGCACTAACTTTTATAGAAAATCCTTTAAATAAAGAAACAGTAAATCATATTGATGGAAATAAGTTAAACAATAAAGTAGATAATTTGGAATGGGCAACTGAAAAAGAACAAGCAATTCATAGACATAAGGTTTTAAAAGTTCCTTATAGTGATTGTAAAAAGTGCCACGAAGCAAACAAAAAGAAAATTATAAGAAGTGATGGAAAAATATATAATTCTTTATTAGAAGCAAAACAAGATTTAAAAAATAAAAATGCACATATAACAGAAGTATGTCAAGGTAAATTAAAAAATACTTGTGGTTATTCTTTTAGATATTTAGAAAGCGAGGAGATGACTTATCGAACTTTGGGTGCGTAGTCAAAATAGAGAATATTTAATACCTCAACCATCTTTAAGTATAGAAAAAGTAGAACACAGTGTTACAGGAAAGATGTGGTACATAGTTAATAACATCAATTTAGATGAAGCCCAAACTTTGGGAACTTATAGAACAAAGAATAGAGCATTAGAAATATTAGATGAAATACAAGAATTATTAGAAAATGCTTATACTGGAAATTCAAATAGACTTGTATACAGAATGCCAAAGGATTAATAAATATGAATAAAAAAAGTAGAGAAAGAGAAAAAGAAATAAAAAGATTGATGTATGTTAAAAGCCAATTAATAAAAGAAACTAAAAAAGAAGTTAAACAATTAAGATTAGAACTTAACCAAATGAATAGTAAAAAGAAAAAGGAGAAATGATTATGCTAAACTTAAAAGAATTGAAAAAATACTTAGTAATATTTGTAGCACTTATATATGTAACTTTAATAGGTTTTGCTGCAGGATATGTGATGGATAAGGCAGATATACAGAATGAATTAGACAGACAAACTGTAATTAATACACAATTAGAGTTAGAATATAGTGATTTAAAAAATGCTTATGATTATTTAGAATTGAGTTGTAAAAATTAAAAAATTGTGTTAATATTAAGATACTAGGAGGTGGTTTATGAACGAATACAGAGAAATTGCAAATAGCTTTTTTAGTGTCACTTGTGATTTAATAACTTTTGATTCACGAGAGGAATGGTTAAAATTAAGGCAGCAAGGTATAGGTGGTTCTGATGTAAGTTGTATCATGGGACACAATAATTGGAGAACTAGAAAAGATATATTTCACAGTAAACAAGTGCTAGAACCTGAAGTATCTAATGATGCTATAGATTTTGGAAATCATTTTGAAAACTTGATATTTCAATCATTCTCATATAAATACAAAAATGTATTTGCAACCTTAGATTACAAAAACACTATGTTCAGAAACATTTTCATTCCTTACTTTCAAGCATCTTTAGATGGTGTGCTTGTAGAAAAAGCAACTAATAAAGTTGGTATCTTAGAAATAAAAACAGCACAAAATAAAAAATCAAAATGGTACTATGAAGATGGTTCAAAAGGAGTACCACAGGAATATATTGACCAGGCTATACATTATTTTAATACAACTAATGCAGAGTTTGTTGTATTCTATACACTTATTAACTATGACAGAGATGACATTGATAGAGATATGGAATTTCTAAAACCTAGAAGAATAAATAGGGAAGATGTAAAAGAGTATATGAAAGAAGTTGAACGGGAATGTATAGACTTCTGGGAAAATTACGTTAAAAAAGGTGAAGTTCCTAAAAATAGAATAGTATTTTAATAGAAAAGGAGATGTAAATATGAACGAATTAGTAAAACCTACACTACAAGTTGACTTAGATGTAGAAATACCTAAAGTGGAACCTATTAAACATAATCTAAATGTTATTGAAGATTATGCTTTACAGCTTAAAAATTTCTATGCAGCACTTGTGTTTGATGATACACAATATAAACAAGCCAAAGATGAGAGGGCTAAGGTTAATGGTCTTATAAAGAAAATCGCTGATAATCGTAAAGACCTTATGAAGCAATACAATGAACCTATTTCTGACTTTGAGCAGACCTCTAAAAGAATAGAGAAATTATTAGGAGAGTCAGCATCATTAATAGATGATTCTGTTAAAAAGTTTGAGTTTAAACAACAAGAAATTAAAAGAGAACATATTAATGAAATCATTGAAAAAGAAAGAGAAGAATTTATTGCTAGTTATTCACAATATGAAAAAATACTTAAGGTTTTTGATATTGAGTTTGACAACAGATGGTTTAATAAGACGTTTAAAGATAGTGATATAGTTACAGCTATAAAAGAACAGTTTCTTACATATATAAAAGAATTAGACGTATATAAGAAAGATGCTGAAACAATATCAAATTATTTCAATGCTTTAGATGTGAATCATGTTTTAAATAAAGATGTTTACATAGAAAGATATAAATACACAAGAGATGTTAATGGTATCTTGGAAAGTATTAAGAATGATTTAGATGCTAAAAATAAAGAAGCATCTGTAAAAAAGGAAACAGTTCAGATTGACCCTTTTGCAGGATTATCTATAAGCACACCTGAAGTAAAAAAGGTTAGTGTTAAATTAGAAGTCCCTGAGGACAAGATGAATTTGTTAATAGATTTTGCAAAAGTAAATAATATGAAGATGGAGGTTATGAAAGATGGAGAATAATATTTATGCAAAACTTAATAGTATAAGACTTGAATTAAGCAAGGACTTAAACAAAAGTGGAAAGAACAGTTATAGCAAATATGACTACTTCCAATTAAAAGACTTTATGCCAAAGGCTATTGAAGAGTGTAACAAACAAGGTCTTTTTACAAAGTTCTGGATTGATAAAGAAGCAAAAGAACTTCCAAGTAAAAAGGTTACACAATATACATACAATGAAGCAGGTGAACCAACAGGAGAAGTTGTTACAGAAGAACATAATTTTCAATATGTAGAATATGCTTACTTATTAGTTGTTGATGTAGAAGATGGTACAGATATGTTATTCAAAAAAGAAACTAGAGAAGTAAATCTGCAAGCATCACAACCTATTCAAAACTTAGGTGGAAAAAGCACATACATGAAAAGATACATGTATATGGACGTGTTTGAAATTAATGAAAATGATAAAGTGGAAGATGAAACAGGAGCCCCTGTAAAAGTTGAAGTAAAGGAAGTAAAAGCAGCTAAAAAACCTGCAGTTAAACCAGTAAAAACAGTTGTGCCAGAAGTACCAGTTAGTACTGTGGAAATTCCTGTAGCACCTAGTGTTGCACCACAATTACCACAAAGTGATACAGAAGTAAAAGAAGAACAAGCTACTGTAAATACAGAAGAGTTAATGTCTATGGAAACTAAAATAGAATTAGCAAACGTAATTAAAGAAAATGGGTTAGACCCTAGAACAGAAATTGTAGAAATTGCTAAAGAATTGGGAACAGATGTACCATTCTTAAAAGAATCAGATAAACCAAAAATATTAGAAATAATAAAGAGAAAGGCAGGTAAATAATATGAAAAGAATACCTAAAGAACAAAAAGAAGAATTAATTAAAGTTTTACAAGATGAAAATGAATCTGTAATACTTGCAACAAGTTCAAAAGTTGTATTTATGGGAGCTACAGCTAGTCTTCTAGAAGTGTATGCTTCAATTACAGAAAAGATAAATAATTTAAAAGGTGTTGATGAAGACCTTATTAAATATGCCTTTGAGATGGGTATGAGAGAATGGACACATTCTAATAAAGATGTGGAAAAACTTGATAAATTAATGAATGTATTAACATCTTTAAAAGAATTAATGGAAAAGGAGGATATCTAATATGAATCATATTGTTATAAGTGGTCACTTAGTTGACAGAGTACGTGTAGGAAATACACAAGATGGAAAAACAAGTGCTTTTGGAAAAATAGGAGTTTATAATGGTAAGAACAGAGATGGGCAACAACGTGACTCAATGTTCTTTGATATCTCTGCATTTGGAAGAAGTGCAGAACTTCTTAGAGATAATACAGATAAAGGGACACCTGTTACAGTTTCAGGACGTTTAGAAGAAGATAAATCAGTTTCTCAAACTAACGGACAAACTTATGTGAATAAAAGAATTATATGTGATGATGTTGTTGTTTCTGTAAGACCTACACAAAATGTACAACAAGTGCCTATTCAAAATGTACAAGCAAGTGTAACAAATCTACCAACATATAATCAGGCACCAAGTTATAGTTATCCAACAGGACAAGCATCACAATATGGAAATACGGACCCATTTGCACAATAGGAGGTAAATTATGGAAATATTTAAGACTGAAAAGAAAGAACCTATTAAATTTAGAAATTTTAAATTTATAGGTTATCATAAAGACTATGGTAATGCTTGCTATTATTATAAAGCATTACCTAGAGATAATTTTGAATTAATGGAATGTATGCTAGAAGGCTCTAAAAAGCCAGAAATAGGAGCAGGAACTTCTGTTAAAATAATAGATGCTTTTATGTCTAACTATCTATATAATCTTATAAATGATGTAACCTATATAGATACTGCATCATTTGTTAAAAATGTTTTAGAAACAACTTACAAAGATTTCACTGAAAAACAAAAAGAGGGTATGCTTAAACAATTTAATTCTGTAGTACCTAATGAAATCAAAAATTCTGATAGTTATAAAAAATATAAGAAAGATGGATTTAAAATTCTTTACTGTAGTAACGATGAAACACCTGAAAGAAAAATGGGTATTGTAAATATCGTAATGGTTAAAGAAGAAAAGATTGTAAGCAAAGACAAAAGAATAAATATAAACAGAGCTTATACAATTTTTAAACCTTTTAAATTTAGAGTAGCACCTAGTTATCTAAAAGGTGAATCTAAAACTAAATATTTAGAAGAAAATATTAGAGAAATTGTGGTGTGTCATGATTTATTAAAATAAAAGAAAGAAGGGAACTTTATGCAATTACATTTTTTTGAGGATTACATCAAAGATATGTTTGATAAAAATAAAATAGATACTATGTTCCCTGATGATAAGGGCAACATACCAATGTGTTGCCCTTTCATTCACACCAAAAAAGAATTTGATAGTAATACTTGGGAAGAAAAAGAAGTAGAATACTACGAAAGTGTTCCTAGTTCTAGTATAAACTTAAATATGAGAGTTTTCCATTGTTTCACGTGTAACCGTACCTATAAAGAATTAGAGTTTGCACAAGAAGTTCTTAAAAAAGATAAAGAAAGTATTATAAGAGAGTATACAACTAAAGAAGCTCTACAAAATGACACTTTAAACTGGTCTGAAAGTCAACATAAATTTTTATTAGAAAATAAAGATGTCCTAAATAAACTTTATGAACTAAAAATAACCCCTGAGACTATAAGTGAACTTAAACTAGGTTATATTACAAATTGTCTTGCTACACCTGTTTTTAAAAATGGGTCTCTTATTAACATTGCAAGATACAATATAAATAAAATTCCTGATAAACCAAAGAATGAATACAATAAGAATGCTAACATGGGTGATATAATTCCATTTGATATTTGGAAAAATGATTTTAGAGATACTATTATTTGTGAAGGCGAAAAAGATATGCTTGTTGCACGAAGTCAAGGATTCAATGCTATTACTTTAACTGGAGGAGCACAAGCAGCTTTACAAAATGATTATCTGCCTTACTTTGAAGGAAGAAATGTATTTATATGTTATGATAACGATGACGCAGGGAGACAGGGTTCTCTAAAAAGATATAAAGAATTAAGAGAAAAATGTAATGTATGTGTCACTAATATAGGAAGTGTCTGTGTTCTAAATAAAGAAGATGTAACTGATTTCTTTATTAAGTATAATAAAAATGCACAAGATTTTATACAGTTATTAAATGAACATTCTAGAAAACCTAGTGAAGAAGAGTTAAGAGAAGTTAAAGCCAAAAATGAAATAAAAAGTAGTAAGATAGAAGATAACATAAGAAATAGCATCTTCAAAAAAGCTTCTAAATCAACTCTACAAATAATAGCAACTTGTACTGAAACTTATGCTGTGCCTGAATATGCTATATTTAAACCTTTACATGATGTAGAAGATGACAGTATAGAAACAAAATCGTGGTATTTATCAAGTACGCATGAAAACTTTCTAGAATTAATAGAAGGTACTGTAAAAACAAGAGAAATACCAGACATCATAGCAAGTCTATTAGGATTAAACCCTAAATGGAGAAATCTTTATAAAGTTGATATGGGAACTCTACAAACTATTTACAAAGTAACTGTAGCCGATGTTGCTCTAGAAAACGATGATAAAGCTTCAGAGTTTGTTATAGATATGTATTCAAAAACACCTTTAGAGATAGGAAATATTTACGAGATAACTTATAAATTATATCCACATCCTAAACAAGGTAGAAAGATAATAGCCATTGCAAATGATGTAAAAGAAACAAGTTATGCGTTTGATACAAATAATATGGAGTATATAGACAGTCTAAATAGATTTAAAAGTCATGGCTCTATAGAAAACAAAATAAATGAGTTGTATGAGAGTGCCAAATGTCATATAGCACCTTACTTAAATAAAGATATTTGGTTTGCTATGGACCTTGTATTTAATTCACCTTTAGATATAACTTATAAAAATGTTATGAGGGGTGCTTTAGATATATTTGTATTAGGAGATACAAGAACAGGTAAATCCGAAACTTCTAAAGCTCTAAAACAACTTTATGATTTTGGTGAAATAGTACCTTTAAAAACAGCAACAGTTGCATCTCTAATTGGCGGTACTGATGATAAAATAAAAAAGACTAAATTAGGCGTAATACCAAGACATCATAAAGAATTGATTGTAATGGAAGAATTTAGTGGAGCTCCTATGGACTTTATAAAAACTTTAACAGAAATACGTTCTAGTAATATGGTTAAAATCTACCGTGTTGCAGGAGATATACAAACACCTTGTAAATTAAGAATGATAACTATATCTAACCCTATAAGTGAGAATGGACAACTAATGACATTGTCATCTTACCCAAACGGAATAGAGCCTATTAATGAACTAATAAAATCTCCTGAGGACATTGCCAGGTACGATGCTTTTATACTTTTTCCTAGAGTACATACCCTATCAAATCCTTTCGGAACAAAAGTAAATAATGATTTAAAAATAGACAGTAAACATTATCAAGTTAAGAGTAGATGGATTAAAGCACTTACACATGAAAATGTAGTAATACCTAATGATTTAGGAAGTTACATATTTGAAAAGAGTTTGGAGTTAAATAATATATTTGAGTGTAGTTTTACAGTTTTCGGAAGTGAAACTGATAAGAAGATAGCAAGAATGTCTGCATCTTTAGCTTGTATGTTATGTTCTACAACTGATTATAAACACGTTATTGTTACAAAAGAACATGTGGATTATATTATCAATTTCTTAAAAAGAATTTATGATAATAATATATTCAGATTACGTGAATTTGCTAACGAAGAAAAATCTTACAGTACTGTTGTAGAAAAAGACACAGCAGACTTAGAAAAGATATACCCTAAAAATGTAACATTTATTGATTTCTTATCTAATACATCTAAAGTAAATAGAAATGAATTGATGACTGTTTCAGGGTTAAGTAAAGATGATTTTAGTAAGATTTTTAACTTATTAGTAGCAAGAAAATTTATTAAATTAAATAAAGACTTAGTGGCACCAACTGTTAAATTTAGGGAAACTTATAGAATAATGAATAAATCATTTAATTTAGCAGACAGTTCCAACATAGATACTTCCACTAATATCTTTTAGGAGGTTATTATGAATTTAAAAGAAAATGAAAGACTTAAAGAGATTAAATTATCTATGTACATCAATCATATTGATAAGGCAAAAGACAAACTATTGTACAGTAGATTAATGAAATTATTAAGTTGCTTAGTTGCTACACTTGGAAAAGATGCACATAATACATTTTCCAAGATAGTAGAATATAGTATAGGAGAGAATTTTCTAAAGGCATCTCCTAAAGAACTTGTAGCAACTTGCAGAACCTTCTTTTCAAACAAAAAAGCAGCTGAGAAGATAGGTATAACTAATTCGTCTTTTTATAACAGATATAGAGATTTATTAGACAGGGACTTCATAACCGAAGAATTTGTTGAGTCTTTACATCCTATGTTTGAAACACAAGAGGAACAATTTGTTATAGATTTTCTACTAAGTTTTATTGAGAATTTTAAGTATGACGTGGGACATTATGACACAGAATTAAAAGACAAAGAAAGAACCTTAGAGATAGAATTCTGGTTAATATATGACAAAGTCATGGGAATTTTGCAAAACAGTATAGTTTTTGATAAATTCATATTTAATATATGTAATATATTTGAAATTGACTATGGGTCTATAGCACATTTAAAAAATAGTATACATCTGATAAATAGGTCTTACCCTAATTTCAGATACAATAATAGATATTTTATGCAAGAATTAGTATACTTATATACCAAGAAAGGCTTAAATAAAAGTGCAATAAGTTCTAGAGTACTTGGTAAAGACTTTTCATTCTTGTATAGAGGTACTAATAAGAAATATAATGACTTAATAGATAGTGATAATGTGGAATGGCAATATGTTCCTACACTTGACTGGGAACATATACAAAGGGGTGATGTTATGAAATTTATAGAGTTGTTTCATTCATGGGTGATGTACGATGTATAATGATACTCAATTTCTATTCAAGAAATATAATTATAAAACACTAGAAATAAAAAATCAAAAAGATATTGAAGAGATGGAATGGGATTTTGCTTTTAGCAATACACGATATTTTGCATATGATACAGAAACAACAGGTTTAAATTTTATAAAAGATATACCTTTCCTAATAATATTTGGTTTTGATAAGAATATATACTATTGGGATGCAAATTACAAAGAGGCTACTTATGCAATGTTTAAGATAGTACAAAAAACAGATAAAATGTTGTTTGCTCATAATGCTAAATATGACTATCATATGCTACATAATATAGGAACACCTATACCAGATGATATTGAATTGTCAGACAGTATTACACTATTTAGATTAATAAGTAGTTGTGATGATGATTTCCAAAGTATGCGTCTTGAGAAGCTAGGAGAAAAATATGTAGACCCTAGTGCAAAATTTGCAGGACATGAAATCAAAAAGAGAATAGAGCATATGAAAGCTGAACGTAAAAAGATGGTATGTAATAACTATAAAGCATTAACAGGAGAAAAGTCATATACAAATGCTTGGGAAACATTTACTAATAAAGTAAGATTTATAACAAAATATCATGAGTGCTTTGACGATTATAAAGAACCAGGTTACTATGATGTTTATCTAGAAAATCCTGAATTAGTAAAAATGTATGCTATTGATGATGTTGTTATAATACTTGAATTTTTAAACAAAGCAGGTGCTATCTATGCTAAAAAATACTGGAGTAAAGACGGTATAGATACAAGAACATGGAAAAGAGAAAATAAGCTAATTAGAGGTATTGCTACTATGGAACGTAATGGTTTCAAAGTAGATGTAGACTACCTTGTTAATTCTCATTATAGAATAGAAAAGTTTAGAGAGTTATTATACGATAAATTGCATGAACTTACACATAGTACATGGAAAGTAGGACAACACATAGAGATTAAGAAGTTCTTTCACAATGAGTTTGGTTTAGACCTTGAAAAGAGTGATAAGAAAGCTATACAACAACTTACACATCATGAAGATGTTCGTATTTCTGAAATAGCCAAACTAATCATAAAATTAAGAACTGTTGATAAATGGTTATCTACGTATATTGATGGTGTTTTAAATAAAATAATTGAAGTTGATGGTGAATGGAGATTGTACACATCTATCAATAATAATGGTGCTGTAAGTGGTCGTGTAAGTTGTGACCTACAACAGATGCCCAAGTATGCCATAAATGAAACTGATGACGATAATGAGCTACTTTTAGATGAATCTATTACAGATGATGATGGTGTAGAATTATTTCACCCTAGAAAGTTTGTTATACCTAGAACGGGTTATAAATTATATTTTGAGGATTATTCACAAATGGAGTTAAGAATACAAGCATATTACACTATTTTAGTAGGCCATACAGATTATAATCTATGTAGAGCATATATGCCTTATGATTGTAAACTAAAAGATGGTACATTGTTTGATTACAAAAATCCAGAGCATATAAAGCATGCTTATGATTGGGAATGGTTTAACCACGATGGAACAGAATGGGAACCAACAGATTTACATACGAAAACAACTCTTACAGCATTCCCTGAGTTTAAAGATAAAACAGATACAAAAGAGTTCAAAAAGAAATGGCGATATTTGGGAAAATCGACAAATTTCGCCAAAAATTATGGTTGTGGGGCTAAAACATTAGCATCTAATTTGAACATAGACTTAGAAACAGCCACAAAATTGTCTGATGCTTATAACAGTGCGTACCCTGGCGTTATAGAGTATCAAAAAGCAGTACAAACTGAATTAAATATGAAAGGTTATGTAACTAACTTATATGGTAGACGTTATTACCTAGAGAATAGTACAAACTTCTATAAAGCAAATAACTATCTTATTCAAGGAACAGGTGCTGATGCCTTAAAAGAAGTTGAAATAAGGATATGTGATTATCTAAAAGACAAGAAATCTAGATTTATATTACCTATACATGATGAACTTGCTATTGAGGTTCACCCTGATGAAGAATCGTTTGTTCCTAAAAAGATTCAAGAAATTATGCAAAGTATTGGTAATGTTATAAAATATGTCCCAATGGTAGCAGAAATAGAAGCTACTGAAACAACTTGGGCAGATAAAAGGGAGTGTAATCTATGAACACAGACCTGACAATGATTATAGAATACATAAGTAAATTCGTTGATTATATAAATAGTTTCACTGTAGACTGTGTAGAAAAACAAAATGCAGTTACAAGATTAGAAGAGGCTGTGTTCTGGTTAACATACCTAAATGAGGAGGATTAATATGGAAAGAGGATTAGTCGGAGTTAGACTAAAAGATAAAAGAAATAATTGTGAATCAATAGAGGTTCCTATAGAAGATTTTATATATCACCCCTATGATATAGAGTTTAGGTTTCCAGGATATGTTGATGAATATAATGATGAACCGTTTGAAGCATCATTACCTTATAAAGATTTCATATTCTTTCAAGAAGAATATGAAGTTATAGTAAAGATACATAATAATGACTAAAGAACAAGATATTCAGACTTCTATAATGAACTATATTAGTTCAATAGGTGGTTTACCTCTAAAATATAATAATATGGGTATTTATGCTACAGCAGGTGTGCCCGACATAATAGCATGTATAAAAGGAAGATTTGTTGCTATAGAAGTAAAAAAGCCAGGTGGAAAACCATCGGCTTTACAAAAAGCTTATATTAAAACTATAAATGAAATAGGAGGAATTGCCTTTTGGGCAGACAATCTAGATGATGTAAAAGAAAAATTAAAAGAGCTACTTATTTGAAGCTCTTTTTCTTTTCATTCTATTTAATTTTATACTATTACTAGCTGTCATTTCCTGAATAGTAGGCACGTCTATACCTTGATTTTTTAATTGCTTTATAATAGCCTGATATTGTTCCATTTGGTCATACAATCCACTATTAATAACATTTTCTTGTTTAGTATTTTGCAATATAGACCTAAATATCTCTGACCATAATTCACTAGATGATTTATCACCACTACTTGTTTCTAGTATTGCAGCTACTTTCTTAATTAAGTTAGTAGAAACATTTTGTAATCCAAAATTGTTAAGTATTAACTCAGCACCGTCAGTAACACTTGAAACCCCTGTATTATTTATACCTAATTTAGCTAGATTAGTACTTATAGTATTATACTTAGTATCTTGACCAGTAAATAAGTTTTTTCCTGTTACAGCTTCTACAGGTGCCTTAATAAGTGGTGTTGAAGATGCTACTGTACGTTGCAATGGATTTGATATGAATTCACCTAAATCTGATAATGGAAGATTGGCTTTTAAGAATAGTTGGTTACCATCATCATCTGTAGCACCTGGTATAGGTATTTGCATACTTTCTTTTTGATATTGATAATAGCTATCTTCTGGTAAATCTTCATAAGTAGCATTTAATGCTTTTATAACATTCTTATATTTACGTGTGTTTTTAAATATGTTAGTTGCTTGAAACATTAAGTTTTGTTTAGTAAATGTATAAAAAGGTATTATCTTTTTAACTACATTTTGCTCAAACTCACTCATATTTGAAGGGTCCATTAAAGCATATTTAACAGCCTGAACAGGGTCTTTTGCATTTAATCGTTTTAGATATTTACCACCCTTTGCAATATCATCGTTAGCATACATTAATAGAGCCATACGATTCATTGCATCTATGTTATTATTCATTTTAATATTTATATCAGAGACTTTATTAACTATGCTTTTATTTCCACCAAGTTTTAATCCTTGTTGTACTTTTTGCAAATCTTGTACAGCAGTACCTGCTTGATTAAATCCTGCATTTGTGAACTGTTTAATTAAATCCCAAGTTGCAGATTCTTCAGCAGTTAATTTTGTACCTTTAGAAACCTTGTCTATAATATCGTCCATGCTGTTTAAAACTTTTGTGGCTCTTGCTTGATATTTAGGAATTTGTCCTACAGGCATACCACTTAAGTACATGTTCAGTGTGTTACCTGTATAGTTTCTAACTTGAAAACCAGGTGTTAAAACTGAGTACTTTTTGAATAAATTATTAAGTTTGTCTGTTAAATTAAGAATAGCATTTACTTCTTTAGTATCTTTTGTTGCAACACCTATTAAGGATGCAACACGTCTATCCATATAATAAGTGTTTCCACGAAGATTCTCAATTACACCTCTTAATTCTGGGCTTATCTTACCTTCTGATATAAGTGTTTGAACATCATTTAATCTATTTGCAACATTTTTACCACTTACTCTTACCCAACCATTAGGTACTTTATCACCCACATTTTCTATAGTTCTTACTACATTTGTATCCTTAAACACCCCCATAGCTAAAGCATCTCTAAAGACTATTGCTTCCCTATTTGTAAATTCAGCATTCTTTACAAAGTCTTCTAGACCTGCATAGAAGTTTAGGTCAAATAAAGTTTCACCTGCTTGTGATTCTAAAATAGATTTGGTTTTTGCTAAGTCCTTGATTTGTTTGTCTATAGCAGCATCAGCAGTCTCATCAATACTTCCTAATTTAAAGTTTGTGTTTTTTATAGCACCATCTATACTTGAATTTAGAGCAGCCAAACTCTCTGTTAATTGTGTTTGTTTAAATGTTGCTTGTTCTCTAGCACTCTTTAATCTATCCAATTTTAGAGTTTCATTTGCATACTTTTGCATATTTTTAGCACTATTATCTAGAGCTTTCATTGTAGTGTCATCTACATGACCATCAATGATATCTGTAACTTTTCTTAGACTGTTTCCTTTTCCTTCAAGTTGTTTATTTAACTTATCAATCTTATTTGTAATATTTTTTACAGTTTTTTCATCTAAATTATCAACATCTGCTAATTTTTTAGTTAAACTATTTAATTGCTTATTTAAATCATCAATATCTGCTGTGTTTTTAACAAGACTTTTTGTAACAGATTGGTCTTGTATTTTTGTAGCTTTATCAAGTATATCATCAGTTACTCTGTCTGTTATTTTTTTAAGATTACTATTTGTATCATTAATTCTAGATGAAAGTTTATCCACAGTTATATTTACTTTAGAAAGTTTTTCATTAAGTTTTTTCATTTTAACAGAGTCACTTTTTAAATTTTCTAACTCTGTCAAAGTATTCTGTAGTGTAGTTCTTTGTGTGTTTGAGTATTTACCTTTAAGATTTTCTATTTGTTTACCTACTTGTTCTATTTCTCTTGCTTTTTCTGCTTGATATTGCCTATTTGCTACAATAGCAGGTTGTCTATATTCTTGACTAGAAAAAGAATCACCAGTAGAAAAACCATATCTTTTCAAATTTTGTTGTCTTAAAGACTCTATACTGTTTTGTATTGCTTCTTTTTCAGCTTCACCTATATTAGGGTCACTTAGTTTTGATGTTAGATTAGCTATTTGTGTATCTATATCAGAAGCTGTACCTTTCGCCTTTCTTATGTAACCTTGTCTATTAACTATATCACCATAATCAATACCTGTTACGTCTTTTATGTTTTCTGCAATTTGCTTGTAACCTTGTTTATGGCTTTCTACTAAATTCATAAACTCTGGGTTATTAGAAAGTTCTGCTAAACGAGCAAGTTCATCTGCATTATATTCTAAATTATAATTTAAAGCTAAATTATTTACAGCTTTCTTAAAATCAGCATTTTTGTTAAATTGTTTTAAGGCTTCTTTGTTTTCTATTCTTAAGATACTGTTTTGATTTCTTAAAGCAGTTAATTCATTCTGAGCTTTCCTCAATTCATCAGGACTTAAGGTACCATTTGCTATAGAATCCTGCAATGCTTGTATTGCAGCTGCCTTAGTTTCACTAGTTGCATCTGTTGTAAGCTTTAAAGGTATATTGGAAGCCTCACTTGTTTGCTCTAATAAATTTTTTATTGCATTAACACTTTCTTCACTACCTGAAAATTCTCCTGTTTCAATTAATTGCTTTATTGCATTTTTACCTCTAATTGTTGTATCCTTTGTACTTTGTATTAAATTAGTAATGTCCTCTGCAACTATTTTTTGTTCTTTTGTTAAAGCTTTTGCTAATCCAGAATCAGCATTTTCTTTAACCCATTTTTGAACTGTATTACCTTTAGTTTGTAGAAATGAATTTAAAGAAGTTAAATCATCTACATATTTTCCAACATCTTTAGATGTATTTAATACATAGTTGTATGATAAATCCTCTAAATTATCTATTGTACCTCTTGATAATTGTTCTATTAATGCTTCAGAATCTTGTGCACCACGTGCACTTGCCTTTAATTTTCCTATAGCTGTTTTTCCTTGAGCAAAGGCATCTTGAAAACCACGTTTTACATCAGCATAACCTGAAGCTCTTTTCCCAAAATCAGCTAAAGACAAACCTTGTGAAGCTAAAAAAGCGTCTTTTGTCATACCTGCTTGGTCTGCAAGTTTTCCTATTTTATTTAGTTCAGCTTTGTCAAGCACTTGTAAACCTTTTGTAACACCTTTGTCTAATACATTGACACCTTTCTTTACACCTTTTTTAGCAAGGTTCATAACAGCATCTGATGCACTTTTTCCTCCAAAGAGTGCCCAATCCATAGGGTCACCTGCAACGTCAAGACCAAAACCAAGTACATCAGCTAAATCTAATTTTCCTTCTGTATCAGACATACCTAGCTGGTCAACAAGTAAATCTTTACCTGATGTCTTTGTTTCTCCTGTTATACCTTCTCCTAAACCCGATAGGAAGTCACCACCAGATAAAACTTCACCAACACCTGTAAATAAAGCATTACGTGGTCTATCTAAAATTTCAAATATATCAAAAAGGACATTTTGGTCTTTTTCAAGATTTAATGTCTTTTCTACTACGTTTCTTGTATCTGTTGCTTCCTTTGGGTCAATTCCTACATTTTTTAATCTTGTTTCATAGTTTTTGATTTGATTTTGAAGTTTATCTGTGGAGCTTTGTGTACTAGCAGAACTAGTTTTTTTTGTTTTAAATCTTTGTGCTGCCATAATCTTCCTCCTTTTTACGTTCTATTACGTTTATAATAGTCAAATAAAGTATCCATATTACTTAATGAAGTCTTACTAATTGTATCACCTGTACCCAAACCAGCTTCACCTAATAAATTTAAAAGTGATGTTTTGTAGTCACTATATAATTGGTTTTGTTTTTTGGTACTTCTTGTCCCAGAGATATCTTTTCTAAAATTCTCTAGAAGGGCAGCTACTTTTGAACTAGCACCTGCTGCAGCATCTCTAGCTTGTGCTGTCATCTGTGCAAGAGCTAATTTATTACTTGCAGCTTGTGCAGCAGCTGATGCTCTTCTGTTAGCTTCTGCTTCTTGTGCTTGATATTGAATATTAGCTTTATTAGTAGCAGTTTCTGCTTCTATAGAACTTAAAGCATTGTTATATACAGCTAAAGCATTTGCAAGTTTAGTATCAGTATCTTCTTGTCTTTGTGCTAATGCAGTTCTTAATGCATCCATAGTTTGTTGATTTTCTGTAGCTAAATTACTTATGTCTTGACCTTGACTTATTAAGTTTTGAAGTTGTGCCAATTGTTGTAAACCACTTCCTGCCAAACCTCTAGCTGAAGTTCCTATTCTCGATTGTCTATCAGCTTCTGCTCTTGCAGATTCCAATGCTGATTGTCCTAAAAGATAAGACCTTTTTTGATTTTCCACATTTTTAGCATTTTCTTCTTGATATCTTTTTAATGAAGTTAATAAATCACCACGTGTTGTTTCATAAGTTTGTTTTGCAGTGGCTTTATTTGCAGCAGCTGCTTGGTCATAAGCACTTAAAATACCTGATAGGTCTATATTACTACCACCATAACCTCCACCTCCAGAACCTAAGTCTCCAAAAGCAGACATAAATTCATTTGTTGCTTTATCTAAATCATAGTCTTGCAAAGTTGGTCCTGTTTGTGCTGTATTTGTAATTCTTTTATATTCATTATAAGCATCTTCACTTTTTTTATTCCATTCTTCTTGAGACATACCTATATTTCCAAATATACTACCCCCCCATGATGTTTTTTTCTCAAAAGAACGACTAGAACCTGCCATATTAATTCCTCCTTTATAGTGTATTTTATCACTATAATTATAGCACAATTTGTGTATTATGTAAACAAAAAGAACCATCAAGGTCCTTTTTACCAGTATGGAAATATTTAATTAATGGAGGTAGCAGTGTGATTCAAACACACGAATACATTATTTGCAGTAATGCCTCTTAAGTCACTTGAGTATGCTACCATATGAAGAGGCTTTATACCTCTTTGATTTCACATTTAAAATGTCTTATCCTTTTTGTTCATTATTTAATACTATCTATAATTTTTAGGAACACACCACACACACCATATACGTCTGTTGCTACAATCAAATGTATCATATAAAACACCGTCTATAACAGCTGTAATATGTCCTTCCATTGTTACCAAGTATGTACCATGTGGATACTCTTCAACAAACTCCCCTACTAATTTAGAACAATGTGGTACTCTTTTATATCTTTCATCAAGGTAGTCTTCTACAAAATTGACGTCATCTAAAAGAATACCATCACGTTGTGCCATATCACTTAATTTTTCATAAGTTTCATCCCACGTTTTACCTTCTGCTAATGATATAGCTCTCACTACACAGTCATTAACGAAGTTACCACGTGCATTTGTGTTTAAGAATCTATACATTACATTTCACTTATATGTTTGGAATAACGTCTAATAAGATTCATTTCGTCTTGGGAATTTGCATCTTTCTTTAGCATTTCCATAAATTCAGCAACACTTTGTAGCATATACTCTAAAGTAATCATTGAATTTTCTTTGTTACTTTGTTTGTCATGACCATAGGTTTCTCTGTCAGCAACATATGCGTCATAAGATGACATTAATGTTCTCATTGTATCATCATTATGATATGTCATACCATCTGACATATAGCGACCTCTACTATCTCTCATTCTACGCCCATAAGGGTAATCATAATCTCTACCATAACGATTGTCCTCATATTTACCGTAGCTATCATAATCTCTGTATCTCATTGTCATAGCCTCCTTCTTTGCTTTCCAATATTTTTCATTGTCAATATCTTTATGTATATCTATTAATTTATATAATAAATCTACATTTGCTATCTGAAGTCCATCTTTTGTGATGTCATCCATTATTTTTTCAACTTCTTGTTTAACTTTTGGAATTATCTCTCGTTTTTCTTCTTCCATTCAAGACACCTCCTTAAGCTCTTTTACTAATACTAAATATAGCATTTGTGATAATAGGTATTTGTGTTGCCGTAGCTGTTGTTCCTGTTGCACCTGCATTTACAGTTGGAACAGATGCAATAGTAATTGTGGAATTATCATTGCAACATACCCTTATCTTCTTATTGAAAGATATATTAGCTAAATCTCCTGCAGCTACTAAAGTTTCAGCACTTACAGTATTAGGTACTAAAATTCCATCAATATAAAGACCTAAAGCAACAATACCTGCTGTTGCACTTGTAACCACAGCACTTAAGTCTAATTCATAGGTACCACCTTGTAATATTTTATAAAGTGGTGAACCTTCTGTGTGTTGAAGCCACCCACAACAGTTAGCAGACCTACTTCTATAGTCATCTTTTGTAAATGTGACAGTATTTGAAGTAGATGTCAAAGCTATAGGTGTATTAATTACACTTTCTATCATTATTATCATTCCTTTCTTATAAAATTTACACAATAAGTGGACTTTTTGTGTATTTTTCCACCTATAAGTGGACTTTTTGTGTATTTTTCCACCTATAAGTGGACTTTTTTTTACACTCCATTGTGTATATTAGTCTAATTTTTGTGCTTTTTTCACACTAATTTACAAAATAATGTGTAAAATAGCAATTATTTAAAAAAGAGATAGGGCTTCCTATCTCTAAAAATAGTAAGCACTTGTATTCAAGTCCCTGTATTCAGGTTCTTACTAATAATTTCCACAACTATTGTTGCAACCATAACCACTAAATGTTCCACAACAATTTACTGGGAAATTTACTGGAGTTGGTCCATTTACTACATAAGCAGGCACTGGACATTTATTTGGATCTAATTTTTCAATTAAATAATTGTTTTGTCTTTCTTGACTAGCAGCTAAACGTAATGCATTAATCTCATTTTGTTGAGCAGTAATTTGAGCATTTTTGTCTTCAATTCTATTAGCAACGATTTCATCGTGTAATGCACGGTAGTTGCAGTTTACAGCATCTACAATGTCACGAGTATTCATATTCATTGTGTTTTGTAATGCACAAGTGCTTTGAGCTAAGTTGTAGTTTACACCTTGAATAGCATTTTGTGTCTTACAGCAGCAATCTGCTAATTGACTTGATACACCTTGTATAGCATTTCTAGTTTCATAGCCATTTGTCATGATTGCATTGTTAGTGCCAGCAAAACCATTTAATAGACTAGTGTTCATAGCATAGAAACCATCACATAATCCATTTTGAATGTATCTTGATTGAGCTGTTAAATTACTAAATCCATCACTTAATTGACGTTGGATAGTAGCAAAGTCTGAGGCAAGTACATAATTATCAGCAACAGAACCATTACCACCACCGAAGCCATTACCATTTCTACCCCAACCAAATATTAAGAATAGTACTATGACCCAAGCCCAGTTATCTCCACCAAAACCATCATTGTTTTTGTTGTTTCCCGTTGCAGCAGCAATATCTGCCAAAGAATAACCGTCTCTCATTTATATTTCTCCTTTCTTTTTTAAATCAACTTGATTAATATATAAATCCGCGGTATAATATATATGTCGAGATAAGCAAGAAGATTTATATAAGCACGAGAACTTATCTCGACAATAAACTCTTGTGCTTGTATAAGTCTTTTTGTTTTCTCAAAGAAAGGAAGTTATTATGAAAGAAATATGGAAAGATATAGTTGGCTATGAAGGATTATATCAAGTTAGCAATTTAGGAAATGTAAAAAGTTTAAAAAGAAATAGATTTAATTATAGACTTCAAAGAATGATAGTTGTAAATAAAGAAAAGTTATTAAAACAATCATTTGATGGAAAAAAATATTTGTTTGTAACGTTGCAAAACCATAAATCAAGAAAAAATTATAAAATACATAGATTAGTAGCTGAGTCATTTATGCCAAATCCAAATGATTTGCCCCAAGTTAACCATATAGATGGAAACAAAACCAATAATTGTGTTTCTAATTTAGAATGGTGTGATGGTTCATATAATGTTAAAGAAGCTTTTAGATTAGGTTTAAGTAAAAAAGGTGCGGTACATCCTAATAGTAAAAAAGTATTGCAATATGACTTAAATGGAAATCTCATAAAAGAATGGCACTGTGTCATAGATGCTATAAATAATTTACATTTACCTAAATATGCTCATAGTGGTATCAGTTTATGTTGTTATGGCAAAACACAAAGCGCTTATGGTTTTAAATGGAAGTATATTGATTAACAATATACCTTTATTTTTTTAAACCAAAATTATTTATAAATTTATTAAATTCCTCGTCATAATTCCGCCCTTGTTCTTTCATATAATTTCTAGCAAAATTTTCAACACCTTTAGTGTCGCCTTTGTTTGCCATATCAATTAAATTTTTAAATATGGGATTGTTATTGTTTTGACCAAGCATCTGCATAACCATTTCTTTAGGATTGTTGATGCCCATCATTCCTTTTATCATCTGAATAGGATTCATATATTAAGCCTCCTTTTCAACATTTATTTTAGTCTTGATGTCTTCAAATTCTTTTCTTAAATTATCTAAATCTTCTTTTAATTTATCAAAGTCCTCGTTCTTATCTAATGTTTCTTCCTTTTCAATTACTGGTTTGTATAGTGTTATTTTACTCATACCATTAGGTTGTAATTGTTTAGTAACTATAGCACTACCATTTGTTAAAGGGAAGTAACTAATAGAACCATCTAAAGGTATGTCAATAGCTTTAACAACATCCAGACTATCTACCACTTTACCAAGTATACTTGTTTGTTGCATAGGTGGTATATATGGCTGTGCCAAGTTAGGTTGTGTCATCATGTTGATAGGCTGATAACGTTGATTTTGATTAAAATAATTATTTCCGTACATTTTACCATCTCCTTAACTAAACAAAAGGAGACAAAGTCTTATTGATTGAATACTCATCATGCTTTATCTCCTTTCTGATTATATTTTCTCACATAAAAAAGAACCTTGATGTTCTCTTAAGGTTCTTTTATAGTTCATTTTTATGTTTTAGTATAATTTGTCTTATTTTAGCTATATGTCTTTTCATATAACTCATTGATTTTGGTTTATCATTTTCTCCTACAAGTTCTTCTGCAATGTCTAATTGGGCTATACCATCTAGATAATATCTTGTAGCAATATATCTGTCGTCTTCATCTTTGATATACTCATCAATAATATGTTCCCAGCTAGACCTAGGCTTATCAATTAAAGCACTATCTATTTTTATTCTTGCTTTGCCCATTGTAGGTCACCTTATTCTGTATGGGTTTTCCAAGGAATACAAACTTAAATATGTCTGCTATAGTAAGATTATTATGACCATTGTTAATTCCAACGCCACGTCATACAGCCTTCCCATCTTTTCTAGTCATTTTTGCTAGTTGTTGACTCATTTATAACATCTCCTTGCGTTCCTTCATTTATGTTGTTTACTCCGTGACCTTCTTGGTAATATTTAGAAAATTCAAAATTATTTATGAAAGACATAAACATATAAAACGATAAACCAAGTATAATCACTAAGACTATTATTATTGCAAACATAAATTTTATAATACTATTTCTGTGTTCTATGTCCTTTTCATAAGCTATAAAAGGCACATTTACCATACTTTTCTTTTCCATCCTAATTCTCCTTTACTGGTATTTTATTAAATTTTATAACTAATTCTTCTATATAACTGTTTCCACCCATCTTTTTATATTGTTGATACATGTAATTAACATTTTCCTTCTCATATATAGGAACAGAACCAACACTATTGTACACATAGTACTTGCTTGTAATGTTACTTCTAAGAAGGCAGATTAGAGCATCATGTTGTAAAACATCTTCTGAAAGATGTGAACTCTTTTTCTTATTTTTTTCTTTACATTTACTTACAATTATATTTAAAAAAGTGGTTATCCAAAAGGTTGTTATACAAGTTATTGCTGTTATTAATATTGTTTTCATCCTTTTTATTCCTTTCTATTTCCATTTACCTATTGCTATATAATCTATTGCAAGGTGTGCAGATACTTGAGTGATAGACATAACATTAAGACTTCCAAAATCTTGTGATGTAACGCTGTCCCTTTTAGGGCATACTTGTAAAAACAAACCATAGGACTCTACGTTTTCATATGCAGAAAAAGTCATTACAGGTTTGTTTATAAAAGAAACTGGAAACGTATGTCTTAAGTCTATTGGAACATTATATACTGCACCCACAGCAGAACTAAATGCAACATTTCCTATATTCCATGTTCCATAACAAATCATTGTTCCATCTGCATATTTAACATAACTTCCATTAGCATTACTCCCACTTTGAACAATATTGTTAATGTAGTTACAACTATAGGTATCAGTTGTGCTTGTATTGTAAGCATCATGTATTTGATTATCAGCAAACTCTGATGGTTGCTGTATTTTTCTTAATATCATATTTCTACCTCCTTTTAATCAGTTGTTTTTGTATAGTCTAAAGTTACTGTAATTGACGACATTGCAATAGAACTACCAACACTATATAAAATTGCATTCTTATTAACTCCATTAATTTGAAAAGCATAGACAGTATTATAAGCATAATTACCTAATACAGTTTCTCCCGATGGTTGTGTGCCAAAAGACTTTGAAAAATTTATAAATGCTAAATCAACATTTGGTATATTATGTTCTTTATAAGTGTCGCCTCCAGTTCTTTCAAAATCTGTAAATGTTATCGTTTTTTCATATAAAGGTTTTCCATTTATCCACTTTCCAATAACTCTTTCATCTGTTGAATATATGTTTGAAAAATTACCATCACTAACTTTTTCATATCCTGTTGGAACAGTCGTTCCATCGTATTCTACGATTGCACCTATTGGAAGAGTGTCGCCTGTAGAGCCAGGTTCTCCTTGAGGACCAGTTGCTCCTGTATCACCTTTATCACCCTTTGGGAGTACTAAGTTAAGAGTCTGTGTAGGTGATTCTCCTTCTATCGTTGCACTTGCTGTACTACCTGCTTCAACAGTACCTATAGATAGAGTATTAGCAGGTCCAGGATTGCCTTGAGGTCCTATTTGTCCTTGTTCTCCTTGACTACCTTGGGGTCCCCTTTCTCCTTGCGGACCTTGTGGTAACACTAAATTAAGTACCTGATTAGGTGAATCACCAACAATGGCTGCATCTGCTACTGCACCACTTGTGACTGTTCCAATAGTTAATACGTTAGAAGGACCTGCAGCACCAGGATTTCCTGTGTCACCTTTAGGACCTAAAGGTCCAACGTTAACCCAGTTATCATTTAACCAAGTATAGAAATCAGAACCTACTAAATATCCATCATCAGCTTCACCTGTTGGGTGTGCTGCTTTTAGCTCTTCTTCAGTTTCATAAGAACCTAAGATAGTAACTGATGATAAGTCTTTAAAAGCTTCTTTAATTACATTAAAATTATTATTAAGCTCTTTAGCAAACAGTTTATCACCATCTTTAAAATTGATTTTTAAACTGACATTTGGCATATTACCCCTCCTTAACTTTCTTAACTTTATATGATATTCCTATAGATGCTATAGCAAAATTATGTGTATTTCTATTTCTTATTGCAACACCTTTCTTAGGAGCACCATCTATCATAAGTGCACTTGTATCATCAAAACCATCTGTTATTTTTATTTTTATAGCTTTTCCTTTTTGACCAACTCTTATTTTTATTTGTTGAACTGTTTTATTACCTAAAGTATCTTTACCTAAGATAAATTCACCTAAAACCTTACTAGGTTGTAATGTACTAACATAGTAGTAAGTATCTGTTTCTTCATTATATTTTACCTGATATTCTACAGGATTAACAACTATCCTATCATCAACCCAAACAGTTATATAAAGAGGAACAGCATACTCTGTATCATTAAATAATTTTATATAAATGTCTTTAAATTTCTTATTGTTTGTTGGATAACCTAAATGTAAATTATGAGTTTCTAATTCAGATATAAAACCTGCACCATCTTGATGTCTTTCGTCTTCATCTAAAAACTCTAAATTAGAAAATCTAAATAAACGTAAGTCCATCTTACTGAATGTGGCTTCAGTGTAATCACTGTTATATGTGTAATTATACATAGGAACAACAAAGAAATTACCATATTTATCATATATTTTAGTTTCAAATAGTGAAAAGAAAGGAAAAATCTTTTCGTTTATAGCATCTTTACTATCTCCATTATACACCTCTTGTGTCAAAGCTTCAAGGTCATATTCATAAAAAGCACCTGTTTCTGTATCATAAATAAACCAAGTCTTACCATCATTCTTTACAATGATATAGTTATTATTCATAGTAAATGATTCTAAGACATTACTAGAGTTTAACTCATCACCAAGTAATACATCTACCTTTTCAACATTTTCAGTACCCTCACCTAAATAACCTTGTTTTAAAGTATATATACCATCACTTCCTAAAAAGAATAGGTTGTTACCAACAGCTCTTATAGTATTCCCATTAGAACATCCAACAAAGTCATTTAAAGGATAAACTCCGAAGTTATCTGCTCCAAATGTACCTGTCATTCTTTTTATTTGTTTATTTGTAAATATAGCATAATATTGTCTAAAATAACTTATTCCTACAACCTGCTCTTCTGCTCCACCATTTCCTAGATACAGATAATAGTAGTTAGGGAAATATGTAAATTCATCATACTCACTAAAGAATATGTAACCATGTCCTCCATAAAGAACTAATTGATTACCTACAAGTTTCATGCGTTCAGAAGATAATATTAATTTATGTATTTGGTTTATATCTGCTGTCTCATCAATAACACTTGATGTTGTATTCAGATAAGTTAAGAAAACATCATCACCTAAATTTATTTGAATTTCAAAAGACTGTTCACTATCTAGTCCTGAACATACAAATATATTACTATTTGAATCCCATGTACCTGGTAAAATTTTAAAAGGGTTTGTAGTTGTGTCAGTGTCACCATTATTAGGTCTATAGTTTACAGATAAAGACGTTGCAGAACCTGTATAAATAATGTGTATATTGAATGGGTCATTGTAAGGTACTTTACTTATAGGTTGTACGCTTGTACTACTGCTTTTTTGTACATTACGACTATAGAAAACACCTTTTACTTTTGAAGTTGTACCAGTTGTTTGATAATAATTTAGGGGATTAGATGCAAGTACATTAAATCCTATTTGTGTAAGCTCTAAAGCTGTTGGTTTATACAAGTTTTCATTGCGTAAGCCTATGACTTCAAAAATATCAACTTCATTTGGGTAATCAGTTTTGGCTTTCTTTGTAGTTGGTTCTTGTTTTACTCTTATTATGCAATTTTTACCTGTAGGCAAATAAGTATAACCGTTATATGATACCATATCTAAAGAAGGTATCATAGTCTTTGTGTATTTTTTTGAAAAAGAATCATAATCTTCATTAGGTACAAAAACTTCTTCACCATCCTGCAAATTTGTTCCATCTATCGTTGTTGTTCTTCTTTTTAAATAATATCTAGCTACACTATCTGCACTTGTTGTTGGGTCTACACTATCTAGTTCCAAAGTTGTAACATAGACAATATTAGATGTTGTATCTATGTATGTCGGTGTTATTTTTATAAGTATACGTGCTAATAACATACTTTCCACACCTAAACTTGTGTTAGGTCCTATGATAATAGTATCTTTAGTGTCATCTTTAATAGTCATTTCTCTTGAAGTATAGCCTCCCAAAAGAACTATACAAGAAAAAACTATAGGGGAACCAATGTTCCCAAAAGCTTGATTACCAAGAGCTACATTGTTATATACTTTCAAAAACTCAAAAAAATTATTATTTTGTATTACTTGAAATCCTATAATATTATGGGGTTTAAATGTACGTTTCTCATGCCATGTCCATTCATCTTCTCCTGCAGTAACGGAATAAGTATATTCTTCCCCTATTTTTGCATTACCATCAATAAAACAATCATTAAAGGCTTCTAGCCTTGTAGCCAGTGTTTCTGCACTTTCATTAAATTTATTTGTAACACCTTCAAAATTTGAACCCCATGTACCATCATGACTACCTTTACTTCTTAAAAGTGTGGGTAACTTTTCTAAGAAAGAAGTAAGATTAGCATCATAAATACCAGGTCTTTTGGATAACACCCCTTCCTTAGCATCATAGAAGTTTTTTAATTCTTTAAATGTAGAATCAACAGCGACATCATCTGCTGTCCTTCTATCAATACCTTTATTGAAATTGTTTATAACACTATATATTTTATTTGTTCCACCTTTAAGTGGTTGTGTAGTTGCCATTAAATCCACCCTCTCCAATGTATTGTTACATCAGTTGCATCAACAGCCACCATACGTGCAGATGTTCCACCATAACCTGTGTCTTCTCCTGTTTCTGGGTCAACTAGTAAAATTGCATTATCTAAATTATCTTTAAACTCACTTATAGCTTGTAAAAATCTATTATAATGGAAATCTCTATTATTAGTATCCGTGTCATTTGCAGCAATACTATATGCTAAGTAAGGCTCCATAAGCCTTAAACACCATGTTCCTAAAAGAGCCTTATAAGGTGTTTCATCTAAATTGGCATCAACAAATAGTGGTAAATTAGTAGAGCATTTAGAATTAACTTCTGCAATACCTGTATTTGCCATACCCACAATGTTTTCATCATTTAATTCTTCATCTGTGACATAGTTAGAGTTCTGAACAATATCATTTAATATCATATTTATAACCTCCTTTAAAAAATAAAGGCTATCCAAAGATAGCCTTTTATTATCCTACATATTCCATACCAAGATAGTCTTGTTTTTTAGTAGTGTTTCTATGCTTTTTATCCAAAGTTGCTAAAGCTTTCTTTTCAATTTTCGCTTTTACATAATCAGCTATAAATTCTGGAAGCTCTACTGTTCTGCCATCAAATATCAAAAATATATAAATACCTTGACATGTAGATTCAAACCCATTTGGATATAAGGCATTGTATGCTACCTCACATTTAAATGGTACTCTTTTTTTACTTACCAAATTTTTATTTTCTTTCATAGCCTTAGCTGATAATTCAGCATCAGTGGCTTTACTATCTTTAAATACCGATGTTGTAGTATTTACATTGGTTGCCATATTAATTCCTCCTTAATTTGTTACTATTCTTGTGACGCATAAATGTCAGTTGGTCTTGTTAATGGATGAGCAACTGCATGGTTAATAATTGTACATGCAACAGGGTCTAATACTTGTGCACCAAATCCCATTGTAATCCATCCTAATGAAGCGATTTGACCTAAGTTATCACCTTTTTTAGCTTCAAACCCAAATCTTTTCATTTCAATACCAGCTGAAGTTAAGTCCATAACTGCGTATGCATTTTCACCAAATACATAAGTATGGTAAATTGCTACATCACCTGTGTTATTTGTAATAACTGGGTAGTTATATTCAATAAATCTTAAGTTATAAACATCATAAGTTTCTAAACCATTATCCATAACAGGTTTGTTAGTGTTACCTGGAACCATTGCTCTCTTTAATAGAGCTTCATCATCTAATAAATCTTGCATTCCTTCAGTAGGAGTAACGATAAGATACTTACTGAATCCTGCTTTTTTATGTCCTTTACGACGTGAAACTTTCATTTGATTAGCTACTTGACGACAAACATCTAAAGTTAAGATGTTAGTTGCTTTGATTTTATCAGCATTTGGAGATTCTGTTCCTTCATCTACAACGTAGAACACACCACCATCTTCTTCAATAGCATCTCTTGTAACTAATTCTAATGTTTCACTAGCATGATTTACAACTAATGGTCCATATTCAACTAATAATTGGTCTAAGTTATAAGTTTCAACTTGTCTAGTAACTTCAATGTAAGCACCATAAACTGCTACAGTTCCTGTAACTGTTCTAGCACCTACTTTTAATCCTTCAGGGTTAACACCTTCAGTGATAACGTGTCTGTTATCAGCAACAGGAAGTGGTTTATAACCTCTCCATTGAACTGTGTTAGTTCCTGCATTTCTTTTAACTTTTTGTTTTTCACCTAAATTGTATAATACATGATCTGACATGCTATAAGCTAATGCTCTTAATAAGACGTTATTGTCTATTTTAGAATTTTGTAATCCTGAAGCATTTGCTCTAACTGTTGTTAAAGTATTTAACATAATAATCAACTCCTTTATTTAATTAAAATTTTCCTGCTAATTGTTTAGCTAATGTGTCTATATCTTTATTTAAAGACACAGTGTCAATTTTTGAAGATTGATTAATAGGTAACTCTTTTCTGATAGTATTTTTTCTTTCCAGATTTTTTTGATAATTAGTACCAACGTAGGCACTTAGGATTTTATTTAGAGCTGTCTTAGGCATAGCCATAAGTGAATCTAATTCAAATCCATCCTTCTCTAAATCTTGGCTTAATTTATCTACTGCTTGGTCTGATAGCTTGTTAGCATCTACAAACTCTTGCAGATTAGATACAAAATTTCTTGTTTTCAACTCTGCTGCTGCATTTTGTCTTTCAGCAATAATAGAGTCTTTTAAACTTCTCATTTCTTCAAGTTCTTGTGCAACTTCTAAAGGAATACCTTTTTTAGCAGCATCTCTTTTTATTTGAGCTTCTTTAGCTTTTTTAATAAACTCATCGGCATCTTTCATACCAAGTTGTTTAGCTAAATCATCAAATTCTTGAAGCTTGTTTTGAAACTCTTTGTTTTGAGTTCGCATTTGTGCAAAAGCATTATTAGTAGGTTCATTTGGTGTACCTTCTCCTTCATCTTCTGCCACTTGCTCTCCTTCATCCCCAGCTTCTTCGCCTTCATCTGCTATGTCATCATCAGACAAATCAAATGAGTGGTCAAAATCTAGTTCATCAGTACCAGCCTCATCATCAACAGTTGTACCTCCTGTCAATAATTCTTCAAATACATTTTCCATATTATACCTTCCTTTCTCGCTCTTTTTTAATGTCTTTTCGGTCAGACCTTAGTATTATGGGAGTCAGTATCATAACTCTAAATATAATTTACCATATTTTAACTAAAAAGTCAAATAAAAATAGTGTAATTAATACACTATTTTATAACAGCTCCAGTTGATGGTGCAACATAGATTTGAACTTTACCAAAATCTCTTGTTTTAATAATAGCAGTATTTTTAGTAGTCCAGCCTAAAATATCATATGTAAGACCACCAAACTTACTAGGTAATAATTTACCACACTCATTACCAACAACAGGTTGTTTATCCATAGGGTAAACATTCCATGATTTTGCAGAAGCTGGTAAATATAATGTTTGTTTAATAGCAGGTGCTGGTTCTGGTGTATCTGATGTTTTAGAATATCCATTCAACCCTGCATTCTTCATAATTGTAGGATAATCTTTGTATGCAATATTTGTATCTAAATAACCATTGTAACCATTTATTTTACCTTTAGATGTATGTTGCCACATACCATATGATTTAATATAATCTGGTTTTGCACCATAGATAGCAACCCATTTGTCGTAAGCATCTAAATCAGATAAATTCATCTTTTCTTTAAAACCACTTATATCACTTCCATATACACCCACATAGTAGCCTTTATTTTCAAGTGTTTCACAAAAGCCCTTAACAGCCTCTGTAACACCCGCTTTATTGCCAACTTGATGATGGTTGTCTTCTACATCTATATAGATAGGGTATTCAAACTGTTTACCTTTCAAACACTTATCATACATATAGTTGGCTTCTGCAACACCCTTATCATAAGTGTTAGCACAACTATACCAGTAAGCTCCTACAGGTATTCCTGTGTCTTTTGCTTGTTTATAAAATGTTTCAAAGCATTCATCAACATTATAACTTACACCTGTTCCCCACCCAGTGAAACCTGCTCTTACTATTAAAAACTCAATTCCTGCATTTTTAATAGCATTAAAACTAATTCCTTTTTGATATGCTGAAATATCTAAACCATATCTTTCCATAATTACTCTCCTTTTTCTTTATTATATTTGATATTTGAAATACCTGTTATAGTACCTATAAATGTTACTATTGCACTAATTGTTAATAATATTTTTTCCACATCAAAATTATAAATAGAACCTAAAGTACTAATCAATAATGTTAATGCTGGATAGAATATCATTAAGAAATATTTTAGTTTATTATATGTTTTATCACTCATTTTCATATCTTACACCTCCTCTTATTTATAAATTCTTTAATTGTTATTTATAGATTGTAGACGTTCTGTAAGTTGTCCTTCTAAAGCATTGTTTTGTGCATTTACATTATTAATAGCTTTTTGTTGTCCTTGTGCAGCTAAAGCATTCTTCATTTCTGTGATTTGTGTTTGATATTCTTTATATGTATTAAAGATATTTTCAACAGTTGTTAGGTCACCATCATCATTTAATACATCTATGATACCTTGTTGCATTTCTTCTGCTGTTATTAGAGGTTGCCCATTTGGTGTAATTGTACCACCTATATTCATAATTTGAACAATCATATCAGCTTTTTCATTAAATGCTTCTTCTGTCATATCACTAAATCTCTTAAACATTTCATCGTAGTTGTCTAATTGAGCAGCTTTAACTAAATCAGGTATGTTAATAACTCTATTTGCATCTTTATATTGATTTTGAATAGTATATAAATCTTTCATTAAGTTATATTGTCTATTCTTATCAGATTTACTACGTCCAGCTAATTTAACTGTAAAATCATAATTAATATTTTCATAAGTATCTTTCATGAAAAATTGCTTAAATGTATATTCACCTTGTTCAGTCTTTTTAGTATCTCTTATATAGATTGTTTGATTTTTATAATATCTAGTCATAAATCTAATAATCATGCGAGATAATTTCTCAACATATTTCTCAATTTGTTTAAGAACAGGATTATCTATAACAGTGGCTCTATTAACAGCTGTATTAGTACCTTCTGCTGTTGAACCTGCTGTTCCTATATTACCTATGTAAGTTTGTGAAATACCTGAATAAGTCTGAATATTATCAACAAAGCTATTCTTAATACCTATTAATTGTTCATTTACATCTGGATAATCCATTTGCTTAATAGCTTTTGAAGCATCCCCAGATACTTTCCATACCATACCAACAGCATTAGCAAGTTTTGCAACTTTATTAATATCGAGTCCACTTTCTTCACTTACTATCCATGTAGGTGTTGAGTAGTGCATAGCAACATTATTAGCAGCACTTTCAATTAAGTTGGCTACTTTTTGAGGAGTAGTAAGTCCTCTTATTAGAGGTATACCATATGGACTTTGTGGAATAGGTTGCCATTGAAATGGAATTATAGGGAATTCATCAAATGGATAGTCTTCATCTGTGTCTAAAAGCATATCAGAAATTAAGTAATGTACTTTTATACGTGTTACTTTAATTGTTTCTTTTTGTGTTTCGCCTGTTTCCTTATCAATAATGACAGGATTTCCATTATCATCAATAACGTCAATGTCCATATCTTCTACATATTTTCTATATACTGTATCAAGAGTATACTCTTCAGCAGAACTTTTTGTATAATCACGTCCTATATAGATGTTTCCATTATCATTACTAGTATAACCAGCAGGTTTAATTTGTCTCTCTTTTATTTTATCTAACCAATCAGGTCTATTTCTCTTTATCCAGTTCTTTGACTTTTGAGATTTTACTACAATATATTCACACTCATCAATGTTTTCAGCTTTTGGGTCTAAATATACATTACTTGTACTCAAATCCCTAAGAACTATAGAACCTTCTCTACGAGTTCCTGTTCCACCAAAGATAGCACCTTCGTCAAATGTTATTTCGGTGTAACCATTGTCTTGTAAGCATCCGTTTTTTATGGCTGCTTCAACTCTATCATCTGCATTAAGTCTAGACCATTCATTTCTATACAAATTATTTAAAGTATTTATAGATTCTATGTCATTTGGACTTAAAGGTTCTAATTCACCATAGTAGCTTTCCGCAAATAAGCTGCCCAATCGTAAATCAACAGCATTTTTTAAGTGGTTTATGTCACTTTTTAACATAAATGGAGAATTATCTTTATTTTCAGCTAGATTCCATTGCAAACCTTCATAATGTGCCATATTTGTAAGATATTCTTCATCTCTGTTGCTACTTCTGAAGTCAACAGCCTCATTAATAAGTTTAATTAACTGTTGTTCTAATTTGTTTTCTTCTTCCATATTTCATCACCTTTCTACTTCTTATCTGTTTCTAAAATATCATTAATATAGTCTAATTGATAATTAGGAACACCTAGTATCGAATAATTTTTTGTGTCTTTTTTCTTTTCTGTAGTTTGTAATAATTTTTCAATCTTGTCTTGATTTTTAATCAACCATTTTAACTTTCTAAAAAATTTTAGCATATACTATAACCTCCCGCACAACACTGTCTTGTGTTCATGCTCTCTTCTATATTATCCCTATTTATTATATCAATTATTTCCCTAAAAGACAATGATTTCTTTATGTCTGCACTTCCTCTTCTTTGCTTATCAAAAAATTCTATGTAATTTGAATATGCAACACGTTTCATATCTATATAGTCATAAGGGACTTCTTGACAAATATATCTTAAACAGTCCATTAAGTGGTTATTCTTATCTATAGGCTTCTCACCTAGATTTTTATTCTTATTTCTTTCTTCTTGTGTAGGATATCTATACTCACAACCCTCACGTAAAGTGTATGTCAAGTTATTAAAGAATACAAGTAAACCTGCATACATCATATTTTTAACCCTCTGAATACCATCCTCAATATTATTTATAGCACATTTTGTCACTATACCATGTTCAAGTTGTAGTTGTTGTTTATATGTACGACCTGTTGTCTTACTTCTCTTATCTGCAGATGGGTCTATAAGGGGCATATGCAAGCAACCCTGTGGTATATCACTTATCATTTTCTTAAACTCAGGAGCAACCTGTGCTAGCACCTGATTTGTCTTATAATATTCTCTATAGAAATAGATTATACCTGTATTTGGGTCTTGTGCTCCTAATAAAATAGCTGCAGGGTCATTAATCGTTTGTTAACGTAAAGGCTTTTTATCCTCTACTTCTTATAGTTTCCTATAAGTCCAGCATATCTTTTCATCTCAGCAAGACTGAGAGCCGAAGCCTCGTGGGAACATTATATCTTTTCAGTTCCTATGCGTTGTGGCTGGGCTTACTTAGTAAGTCCTTCACCTCTGATTAGCATATCATTTCTGACTTAGCCTTCCAGTTTTTTTCTTCGGTTTTCTTAGAGTTTGTCACCAAACTCACCTGGCATTACATCTTTCCAAGTTCTTCCTCTACGAATATGTTGTATACAACTGCATGATACCCCATATTTCTTTGCTAAAGCGACTCGGTTAAGATTCTCTTTATTTTCTCTTATTTCTCTAACCTTTTCTTTATTTAATTTTGATTTATTAGTATCATATCTCCAAATATAACCACCTGCTGTTTTTCTTTGCCCCTGACAGACTTGACTTATATGTGCATTTTTTATATTTAGACACTTTTTAGCTTCTTTTATACTATTCCATTGTCTGATAAATTCACCATTTGTGTTGTACTGATTAACTTTTTTGGGTTGTTTACACATATCATTTAAAACAGCATGTTTTGCGTTTTCACTTCTCGTAACCCATTCTAAATTTTCAACTCTGTTATCAGTTTTTATTCCGTTTATATGGTTGACTTCAGGTTTATTTTCAGGATTAGGTATATACTGCATAGCTACTAACCTATGTAAATAGCACCATTTACGTTTTTTATTTTCTCTTATTTCAACCCTATAATAACCATCTCTATCAAGTTGTCCTTTAAGCACTCTAGGTTCTTTATTTTTGTAAGATATTATGAATCCTTCTTTAGTTATTAAATAATTTTCTAACATTCTATCATCTCCCTGGTATAATTTTAACATATACACAGGATAATGTAAAGATTATTTCCTTATATTACAAACTAAATATAGCACATTTTTATATGTTCACCAGGGTCATGTGCAATATATCTAGTCCAATCATCTGGTATTGGAAATGGCTCACATGTATGACTTAATATATCAGGATAAACAGCACCCTCTGCATACTCTATAATACAGTCTACATAAAGTCTTACTTGTTCTGGAGTTAGTGAATTTACAACAGATTGTACAAATCCAGGTGGTAAGTAAGGATTATCTCTACTACTAGATAGAAATGCAGCCAAATCTGGGTTTCTATTTGTAATTCTCTTCTCATACATTTTTACAGTTTCTGCAATAGACTTACTTCCTTCTATGTGGTCTGCTGTAAACAGTAAATCTCTTATAGGTCCTTGAGCTGGGTTTGAACATATAATACCAACAAAGTGTTCAACACCATCTATAATACCATGTGTGTTTCTTAAACGTCTAACACACTCCTGGTAGATTTTAGGACTTATACCTGATGCTTCTTCTATATAGAAAGCTGTTATATTCATAGAACGAAACTTTTCTTCATCATCACTGGCAAATCCTGTTATTTTGTGTCCATTAGTAAGGACTATTTCAATTTCAGCTTTAGTATCAGTCCACTTTTCCACAAATTTACGTGGTAAATATTCATCAAAAATAGGCATAATTGCCTTAGAAAGTTGCTTTAGGGTTTGTGCTAACATAATTGTCTGCCCATATGGTACAGTAAGTGCATGGTTTATAATCTCCATAACACTTGAGTTTGATTTAGCTGAGCCCATCAATAATATTAACCTAAAGGCTCTTTATCCTTTAGTTCTGTAATTTCTTTTCATAATGTTTTTCCCAAATTTTTTTAGGATTCCCTTTATATTCTAAAAAAGATTTGCTAAAAGTTCCCATTTTTAAGGAATACTCATAATTTTCTCTATTAGAAACCCACTCTAAATTTTCTTTATGATTATTTGCCTTATTCAAATCGATATGATTAATTTGGGGTAAATTATTTGGATTAGGTATAAAATATTTACCAACAAGTCTATGTATTTTAAATTTTTTACTACCAATTTCTATATACTGATATCCTTTATGGTCTGTTTGAGGTTTAAGTATTTTTCTTGTAAAAGTACTGTAAACTTCACCTTTATCAGATATAAAATATTGACCTTTTATTGGCTTATTTCCTATTTCATTCATTAGTATCCAAATACTATCATTATTCATTTACAACACCTCCTACCCTAATTATATAGGAAGTAGGGTGTTGTGTCAAGGATTATTGTTACAGTTTAGACTATATCTTCACATTTTTGTGTTGGGCACTCGTGGCAGCTTCATCACTGTTCTAGTGGTATGCTACTAGTCGTTGAACCTTCTATTTATCCCTAAATAGCTTGGCTGCTGATTGCCTATCCCTAGGTTTTCCAGCAATTCACCCAATTATGAGGCTAGGGGCATTTAACCTCCAATTTGTAATTTTATCTTATGTTTATCTTTGTGCATAGCTAATTGATGAGGTAATGGAACATAATGTATGTAAGCTGCATCACATGTGTCACAATAACCATACTTATGATTACTTGTTTTATTAATAGTAATCTTACCAACTCCACAACATGGACATTTGTATACTAAAAAAGTCTTATCTTCCGATAACTTTTCCACAGTTTCACCTCCTTTTTAACACTATGCTGACACCAAAATGGTTTTTGAACGAACTATTACAAATAGCTTTAAAATAAGGATGGTTAAAAAGTTTTAAGTATAATTCAGTGTCAGCATACTGCTAAAAAGCAGTATATAATTAGATTGGAGATTTTAGTATCCTTAATAGATACTGTCTAATGATATAAAGGCTTTTTACATACTAATATAGCAATTCTTACTTCATTAGTCATGATTAAATATTTGGTCGATTGCAAACCTATATTTCTTCACTAGGAATATTAATCAATCTTGCAAGTTTTTAATTAATATTGCACCCTTTCATTTCCCAGCATACCCAATTTATATATCACTAGACACTACCTGTTAAAGGTAATGCAATTGTTATATAACAATCTCGAATAACAAATACAGCGTATAAGCTACTCCACTATTTCTAGGCATTTCTTTATATGTAATTGGCGTTACATATAAAAACATCAAACAATATAGTTACTACTAAAAGTAAACTATATGGAACAGGAAAATATTTATTTACAACTCCTGTTAGTATCCTTAATAGATACTGATACTAAATAATAAAATCTTTCGTCACTTCTCTCCCTAGAATTGTTTTTATTGTTATCTCGAGTTCAATAAAATATGTTCGTCTGAGTTACCTTTAATTAGAATACGTCTAATTGCGTTCCTTTATTATTCAGTATCACTATCTACTAGAGATAGTTCATTCCCGTACCAATAGGGAATAAACAAACACTTTAAAATATTTGAAGAACTAATCTAATAAATCAGTTCTAGTGCCTTATAAGCACCATAGAATAGATATTACCTGGACTTTCACCAACTTTTTAATCGACCATAGTTAATATGGAATATCTAATCTATGCTACCTACGAGGGTAGCACTAAAGTAAATGAAAAAGTGGCTTTACCTGGCACCTTATAGGCACCATAGAATATGTAATCTCACATAGTGTTTCACATTATAGTTTCCAAAGCTGTGGCTATAATGCTGACGTCCTGATAACTTCTGTCTGTTGATTATATACTCTATGCTACCTATGAGGCATCGTCATAGATATCAGGTATTCTTATAATACATATGTTTCTATTATTCTCTAGCTGCTCTTGTTCCTCTAGATTCTTAATAAGTTGTAAGTTATCACGCTTATTTTTAGCTGTGGGGTTGGCTAAGTTATCCTCAGCTGCAGCTTTTAAAAGTGTTCTTTTGTGCTTCTGTATATATACACTTACGATTCTATCAGCTAAAAAGTCATTCCACTCATCAACTGTAGTATTACTATACTTCTCAGCTAAATCAAACTGATTCTTAAATATATTCTTCGCCATGTCAGCTGTATACAGACTGGCTAAATAGTTATATCTTTCTTTCTTATTGTCATCTAAATGTGTAGCCTGAGATAGTGCTACAGATAAAGGGTCCTCTAAAGTGAGTTTCCTTTTCTCTTTCTCAATACTCGAATATATGTTTGCTTCCTTATATTCTGAAGAATCCTTATCAAATAAAGCACTGGTACCAAAGATGGCATCTAGTTCCTGTTCTGTCATATTATCACCAGTTACATTATAGCACACTTTTGGTTTTTTGTAAATTTTTTATTTTATGAGGTTAGAGGGAGAAAAATCTTAATATAATATATCACGCACAGGCAAGGACGCATATAGACATCATTTCAAACCCACCCCCAGGTATGCGTAACAATTACACATACACTAAAATATTTTCTCTCTTTCTCTTATTTATGACCTTTCAATTTGTAAAATTCACATTATTACACAAGATGCAGACACAACCAGTTACACACATTATTACATATATTACATATTTTTACATTGTCGAATTATGACACATTGGTAAAAACTATATAGAAAACTTATACATTGAAAATTCATTTTTACTTTCTGTTTAACATCAATTTTTTTAAAATTTTACGATTTTTTGTCGTATTTTGTTTAATTGGTTTTCATTATACAGTTATATTATATAATTACAATAATATATTTATATAATTAAAAAAAATATCAAAATCAAATTTGAAAAAAAAAT